CCCTCCTTGTGGCATGCTGATAACATGCTTGTGGCCTCTCCTTATGACACTGAGGACCTACTGCCCTACCTGCGCGCCGCCTTGCGCTGTCCAGCTGTCTCTGACTTGGAAACCGAAGGCTCAAACGTGCACGCCTTCAGCAAGTTAGCGATGGTCGCGTGTATCATCTTCGCGGCGTGTTCCATCCCGCGTCACATCCACACGTCACAGCAGATGATCAACCACACAACTACACTTGAGATAACTTATGGAACCACACAAGAGGACATAGGTTGACATCTGTCGACTGGTTCCTATAGTGGAACTGCCAGTAACAGGAGGCAAATACACATGTTGACATGTCTATCCATCGTTTCGCTTTTGACCGTGTTGGCAGTATCGTTCGAGTTGGTGATTCCTGCTGCAGCCTTCGGGCTGCTTGGGGTCGCCATCTCCTGCCACGCGTTCGTTTAAGAGGGGGACAGCAGCCATGATGTTGAACCTGAATTACGTGAGCGGGATCGAAGAGCTACCTGTCACCATAACAGAGGAATTTATGTCCGAGTTTAAGCCCACCCTCACTAACGAGGAGCGGGCCGCCATGCGGGCGCTGTATCTAGCTCTCAAAGAGTTCACAGCGTTGCGGCCTACGATGCCGCTGCAATACGTGATGACCTTCCTTCTCGTTGCTACTGAAGAAGGCAAAGGCGTCACTGAGTACGCAAAGATGAACGAAGTTAGCCCGACCGTCATGACGCGACACCTGCTCGACATTGGTGACCGCAATCGTGCACGCGAAACTGGCTTTGGCCTCGTCACACAAGAGCGCGATCCGACCGACCTTAGACGGCACCACGCTCGCGTGACCCCGAAGGGCAAAGGCGTTGCCCATCGCGTCCTGCAGGCGCTCAAGACCTCACCCAAGTAACCAAGGTGATCCCCGCAACGGGGTCACTGCGTCCAAAAACAACACACAACGCAACAGGTTTACAGATGGCTGAACAGAGACTGGTAGCGAACACGATGCAGCAATACGCGCAGGCCGAGGCAATGATGAAGGCCATGGACGCTGCGATGATTGAAACCCTGAAGACCAAAGGCTTCACCTTCGACAGCTCACGGGGCTGCTGGGTCAATGCCGAGGGTCTCACCATCTGGATGGAGCGCTGACGATGTCATTCGCCGTGAGAGACCAACGCACCAAGAAGCTGACCGGCAAGTGGGGCGTGGACTTCTGGTTCAAGGTCACGGGAGAGCCCGATAAGCGCATGCGCCGCCTGTCATTCGACACCAAGGCCAGCGCAGACGCCAATGAAGCCTACGCGCGCCAGACGGGCCGCTGGGCTGACCCTGAGGACGACGAGGCTGCTGGTGTCACCTTCGAACAGGCTGCAGCGGACATGCGCGCGGTGCATCCCAAATGGAAGCGCGGGCGCGATCCTAGCGGCCAGAAGCGCCTCGACTGGGTCATCACCAAGGTAGGCAAGAAGCCCGTCAAAGGCGTGACCACCGAGGACCTGCAGGGCATCATTGACGACCTGCTGAAGCGTCCTGTGAAGTCCAAGCGCAACCCGACTGGCAAGATGACCGGCCGCACGCTGAACGGCTATCTCACCATGGCTTCAGCTGTGCTCACCTGGAGCGCTGCCCGGCCGAAGACCTATGGCACCTTCGTGCCCCCAGTCGTCCCATGGCAGGACGTGGTCAAGACACGCATCCACTTCATGACGCAGGAGCAGCACGCCCTCCTCCTCAAATACTACGCGTCCAAGGGCTGGACGGACGAGGTCATTGTGGCCCGCGTGCTGTCCGCCTCAGGGATGCGCTGGAGCGAGCTGGAAGGCCTTGAGCCTCACATGGTGCAGCTCACAAAGACTGCCAAAGGGCAAGAGATTGGCTGGATCAAGCTCGACGACACCAAGACGGACACACCTCGCGACATCCCTGTCACGCCACAGCTGGCACGTGATCTGCGGGGACTTTTGCAGAACGGATACAGCGCAAACTATGACCGAAGTCGCAAGCGTTACGACGGTGCGCGCAAACTGTATGGGTGGAACCCTAACCTCACCATGTACGGGATGCGCCACGGCGCCGCGACCTACCTCACCAAGCGCGGCATGCAGCCAGCAAAAGTCCAGCAATTCATGGGACATAAGAGCTTCTCGACGACGCTGGGATACATCCACGTGGAGAACGAAGACCTCGCAGACGCCGTTAGTTTTCTCACCCCAACGCATGGGTTGGACGAAGAAAATGCGGAAGCCTCGAATGTGGTTGCTATCGGAAAAGCCAGCTGATACAGCCCCTTACGAGTGGAAAGGTGGCCGAGTGGTTTAAGGCAGCGGTCTTGAAAACCTTTTGGCAATAGCTTTACACTTGTAAATGCAAATGCGCTCCCTATACGGAGCCTATAGGATCGCTACGGCGGTCCTTTTTCACCCCCGGATACAGCACATCTGTAAAACTACCTGTTTTGCGCATCTAGTTGCGTATTTCCAATAGGTTAGCAGTTGTCGTCCCGCCGTTCTGACCGAAAGCGACCAGCCCCGAAGGAGCGTCCCCAGATGGACACCACGATCCTCCCCAGTGTTCCCAGTGTTCTACCAGTGACCGACACCGCGTACCTCACCGAGCTTACTGAGGCCGAGCGCAAGGTCATCAAGCGTGAAGCCCGAGCTGAGCGTAATGCCGGGTTTGGTTCCACAATTGGTGGTTTGACCATCACCTCCAATTACATCGCTCAGGTCACTGACGGTGTCACCAAGTCCCTCTCCGGTCCAAGGCCCCGTTCGAATACCTATGACTTCCGGCTGCAACGCCTGCTGCGCTCCCTCGATCCTGAGGTGGTCGCACTGTGTCTGCTGCAGGCGTCCCTGCGATCCGCTGGCACTGTCACGGCTCCCATGCGGGACGCTGTGCTCCGCATCGGCCGGGCTCTTAATGACGAGCTGTGGGCCGCCAAGCTGCTCCACACGAACGGCAAGCTGGCCGCCAAGATCAACAAGGCCGTGAAGGAACGGTATGGCGACGTTGACCTCCGGGTGGCCGCTGCGAAGCGCATGGCCGCCAAGGGGGACGCCGATGGCAACGCCTTCACCATGCAGGAATGGAACCTCCACGAGCTGGCACACGCTGGCAACTGGGGCATGAACCTGCTGCTGGAGACCATGCCAGACGTGTTCGAGCTGGCGGACCCTGAGACGTTCAAAGGCGAACGCATCTGGCGCATCACGGACTACGGCCGGGAGATGGCCAAGGCTGCTGTGATGGAGACCGTTCTGAAGTCTCCCGTGTATCAGCCACGCACCGAGGCGCCCAAGGCTTGGGACAGCTTCATCATGCGTGTGGCTCAGGATGACCGGACCCTCGACAGGTCCCAGCTGCTCCGCACGTTCCACAAGGACGTTATGAGCGCTGCGCGTCACTCGATCCGCTCGGGTGAGATGGCTCCTGCCCTCAAGGGGCTCAATGTCCTGCAGGCTGTGCCGTTCACGATCAATACCTGGATCATGGATGTCATCTCACAATGCTACGTGCATGGCATCAACGTGGAAGGCCTGCCGCGCAACAAGGCGCTCGACGTGCCGAAGCGTATGGACGACGAGGTCTTCAAGGAACTGGACCTCGACCAGCGCAGGCTTCTCAGCAAGACCATCCGTGGTCTCAAGAAGGCCAACCGTGCCAACGACGCTGACACTGTGCAGTACGTCGAGGACATGGAGACCGCGCTGCGCACCAGCGAGGCCCCGCGCTTCTACACACCGATGAATTGGGACTGGCGAACGCGTACCTACGCGCTCACTCGGTTCAACTTCCAGCGCGAGGACCGCGTGCGATCCATGTTCCTGTTCGCCAATGGCAAGCCCATCGGTGAGCAAGGCATCTGGTGGCTCAAGGTCCATGTGGCTAACTGCGGTGCCTTCAAAGGCGAGGACAAGATCGGCATTGACAAGAAGCCGTTCGAAGACCGCGTGAAGTGGGTTGATGATAATCTGCAAGACATCATCGACTACGTGAAGCGTCCGCTATACCGCACGGAATGGACACAGGCTGACAGCCCGTTCCTGTTCCTCGCAGGTTGCCGTGAGCTGGTGCAAGCCATCGACGTGGGTACGTCCTACGTCACACACATGCCGACCTCATGGGACGGTGCGTGCAATGGCCTGCAGCATCTCTGCTTGATGACCCGTGACCCTCAGGGCCGCTTGGTAAACCTGACGGACAACGCCTCACCGCTCGACATCTACAACGTCATTGCGGAGCTGGCCAAGAAGTTGATCGAGGCGGACCTCGACAACATGGAGCTGTTCGGCAAAGCGGACGAGAAGAAGCCCGAGCGCAAGACCGTGGCCACCTACGACAAGCTTGCTCGCATGTCAGTGGCGTTCGGTGTGGACCGCAAGCTCGTCAAACGCAACGTGATGACGTTCAGTTATGCCAGCAAAGAGTTCGGCATGTCTGAGCAGCACTTCGAAGACACCATGGCTCCATTGGAGCTGAAGTTGTTGAAGAAGGAAATCACTGCGCATCCATTCGGTGACGATGAAGACGAGTGGCGCCTTGCCTCTCGGTATCTTGCCAAGCGCGTGCTCACTGCAATCAAGGAAGTCGTCAAGCTCCCAGCTGAAGCGATGGAGTTCATGCAGAAGCTCGCGAAGCTCCTTGCTCACGAAGGCAAACCGCTCCGCTGGCTCACCCCTGCGGGCGTCATGTGTATCAACCGCTACCACGAGAGCACCACGCAGCTTGTGGAGCTGTTCTGTTACGACAAAGGCGTTAAGCGCCGCACGAAACTAACCATCGCGACTGGCTACGAGAAGCCGATTGCGAAGGAGAAGGCAGCGGCTGGTATCGCCGCTAACCTCACGCATTCGATGGACGCATCGCACCTCCTGCTTTCAGTGGGTGCCGCAGCCGACGAAGGCATTACCGATATCGCCACGGTTCACGACAGCTTCGGTTGTCTTGCCTGTGATGCGCCTCGGTTCCTGCACATCATCCGCGAGACCCTCATGCGGATGTACGCCGACCACGACATCCTCTCGGAGCTTCTTGAAAGCGCCCGGGCGGACCTCACCCCTGCAAGCCAAGACAAATTACCGCAGCTGCCCGAGAAGGGCACGCTCGAATTGAAGGAGTTGCTCAATGCCAAATACGCATTCGCTTAAGCCCGCTAATCCGCTTCGCATCTTTACCTCGGCCATCCTCAACGGCGTGCCTGTACCGGAAACGGTGCGGGCTGTGCTGGAGGCCAACGGGGTGAACACCTACGAGCTGGAGCACCGCATGTTGCACCAGCTGACCGCGCGAGCGGCCTAATCATGCAGAGGGTCAAGAAACTGATCGACAAAGAGCGGCTGGCACGTCTCAGCCACTCGCACAGTTTCCACACCACACATGGTGTTGCCCACGTCTTCTACTTCATCGCTGTGATGGCCGAGGGTCACGGACTGTACGCCATCATTGGTGGCGCCATGGTCGTGTTCTCGCTGATCACTGTAGTGGCCGGAAACGACGAGGACTGATGAACCAAACAAGTAAGCGCGGCGCATTCCTCTACTCGACCAAGCAGACCCCTCGCGGGTCTGTTGTCGTTTTAGGGGACCGCCTCGTGTCCGACGAGCTGACAACTGAAGAAGCCCAGCATGCCGCTGACTGGCTCAACTACAGAAAGATTGCACGGCCATGAAGACGCTCTACCACGGAACATCATCGGTCAACCTCGACTGCATCAAGACCATCGGGCTCGTGCCCGGCCGCGCCAAGGGTGGCGACACGTGGGCACAGCAGCACCGCATGCAGCTGGCTCGCTTCGCAAACAAACGTGAGCCCAGCGTATTCCTAGCTGACACCGCATCGCGTGCGTACGACTTCGCTCGCTATGCCTGTGATGAAATGGGAGGTGATCCCGTCGTCATCACTGTGGTCGTCCCTGAGGCGGTGTTCCAGACCTACAAGGTCGATGAACTCTACCATCAGGACCCCGACAGGCCGAACGCATGGCGCACCCCAAGCGTCAGCCCACACTACGTGGCCGAAGTGAAGCCTGTGCCACCACAGACTGCAGGCCAAGCCGCTCTGGACCGCCTGATGGAATCCCTGTTCGCATAAGGACTACACAATGAACCTCGTTACCATGAACAACGCTGCGGACTGGCACGCTCACCAAGCCATGAAGGCCTACCGCAAGCGTGACTACGATGTCTTCCGGCGCCACCTGTCGATTGCTGACGGGCTCCGAGAGGCAGCTGTGCTCGCAGAGGAAGCGGCATGACGCGTTTGTATTCAGTAAGGCCTAACCAAGACGGTCGTGGATACGATGTGATACGCGACCGACCGGCCACTGTGGCCATCGAGCTGACGTTAGTCGAAGCTGGCTCGTTGGCACACGCGCTGAACGCGCAAGTGGGTCTATTGGAAGCTCCCCCGAAGTGAGGAGCAACAGTGGCCCGGGCAAGACTGCCTCGGGATCGCTAGACCGCTACGATACCCTGCCCCGCTTCGTTCGACGCTACCTCGCCAACGCCAACCACAACTGGAGCCCTGATCAATGCCACGCTGCATTGGTGAAGCTCGACGGCGAATGCGAGGACCTAGTCGATCACTTGCGTAACCTTGAGTACCGCATGCGGGCCGACCACTACGCAATCCTAGCGTCTGGGAAGCCCTACCCCAAGTCACCCTGAAATCCGCTGAACCCACCAGAACGAGAAAGGCACAGCCATGTCCACCAAGACCGACTTCACCCCGACCGGCATCAAGCTTGAAGGCGCCTACGAGAACGACCGCAACGGCGAGAATGCTGACCTGTTCAAGGCCATCATCCGCGAAGCTTTCGGCGTCACTGACGTGATCTGTGGCCACCACCTCGTTTATCAGGTGGAGGACAAGCGCGATGACGGCTTCACGTACACGTTCGTCGAGGAAGTGCCCAGCGCAGACACGCTGATCTTCGACACACGCGTTGCCGAGAAGCTCTTTGGCGACCAGTGGAAGAGCATCCTGACCATCCTCGCAGTCACACCTATCGAAGAGCGCGATGCTCTGCTCGCTGGGTTCTACTACGGGAGGGGCAAGTGAAGTTCAAACCGGACATCTACGGGGATCGCACCCTCGACTTCAAAGACCACGACGGCGACAGCCTGAAGGTCGAAAACTTCGTCAACGACGGCGGCTACATGGTCGTCGTCAACGGCATGGGTGTTCTGATCGGACGCAAGAAGCTCCGCAAACTCGCCAAGCAAATCCTGAAGGAAACCCGCAAGTGAAGCATAACGTGATCATCAAGATGGGAGCCTCGCGCTTCGACGTAATCGTCAAGGGCTCGGATGGACAGCCTGTGACGTTCGATCTGTACCGCATGTCCAAGGATCAGCGGCGTCAGTTTCACCGCGAGTTCATGAAGGCTTACCGAGGGAGCGCATCGTGAAGAAGTTCAACGTCTACTACGGCGACACCCTGCGCGCGACCGTGGAAGCCGAGCGTGTGTTCGTGAACCTTGAAGGGCGCCTGTCCTTCTACAACGTCAGCCTCCGAGCGGACGTGGCGGGCTTCAACAACGGAGCGTGGAGCTACTACTCGGAGGTGAAGGATGTTTGAGCACATCTTCATCGCCTACGGGATCGGCGTGCTGATCATCGGCGCCTTAGGGTGCCTTGCGGAATAACAAATGATGCGACTGCTGCATACGGGGGCCTTAGTGGCCCTCGTTTCATTTGGGGCGACTGCTGCCCCGGGAGCGCAAGCTCCTACCGCAGGCCCTGCCTGCACCTTTGCGTATCCTCGGGGCTACCAAGTCCCGAAGGCTACGAAGAAGCGTCCGCTGCACATGTGTGTCAGTGGCGTCTTCACGTCAACATGGGGACCGTGTGTGTCCCGCTACAACATCCACCTGGAGCCGAACGACTGATGTTCTCCAAGATCATTACCTACTTCACTGGCCTCTTCACGACCGTCGAGCACGACGTGGAAGGCATCATCTCCGATTTCACCAGCACCGTTAAGAAGCTGGAAGACGCGGCCGAAGCCAAGTTCACTGAAGCCCAGAAGCTCTTTGCGCAGTCCGTGGACCTCGAAGCAGCATCCAACCTTGCACACGATGCAGGCGAACGTGCGACCTCTGTCGCTGCGAAGATCAAAGACCTGATCAGCTAATGTCCGCTGATCTACTCTTGGTGGTGTCCATGATCGTGATTGCGGTCGGGTACGTTGCCGTTATCTCCCTTGACTAACTGAAAGACTGACTACCAATTTCATGACGAAGAAAGTTAAGAAGGTCCTCCCGGCCGCAACATTCGTGTGGCCGAAGCTCAACGAAGTCGATGTTTACCAGCCGGTAGACAAGAAGGGCCGCCCAAGCGGTGCCGAGAAGCGACGCTTCATCAATAACCTCAAGTTCAACGACGCAGATCACCGTGAGGTCGATGCGTGGCTGGACGAGATGATGACGCAGTTCGACGTTGAAGACGGCAAGAAGCCATGGCGGACGGACAAGAAGACGGGCGAGATGACCCTGACCGTCACCAGCGGCGAGCAGTATCGCCCGACCGTGTATGACGCGAAGAAGCAGGAAGTCCCTGTGACCGTCAAGATTGGTGGCGGCTCCAAGGGCAAGGTCTATGTGACCGTCAATCCCTACACAGGCTTCGGCGGCGGCATCAACCTGTACATGAACTCGATCCAGTTGCTGGAGCTTCAGCAGCGCGACGAGAACCCCTTCGACGAGGAAGAGGGTTTCGCAGGCAAGGCATCGAAGGATGGCAGCGAAGACCAAGGTGGCCCTGAGGGCACCGAGGATGACGAAGACGACATTCCGTTCTAATGGCTAAGCCCGCCCTCACTCTTGAGCCCAACTTTCGTTCTGGGCTTGAGAAGAAGGTAGCGGAGCAGCTTGAAAAGGAAGGCGTAGCGTATCACCACGAAGCAAAGTGGGTGCGCTACGTCGTTCCTGAGCGAGAAGCGAAGTACCTTCCTGATTTCTCGTTCGACGACGGCGAAGAGATTTGTCCGATCCTCATTGAGGCCAAGGGCCGCTTTGGTGGTGGCAATCCTCGCTTCAAGATGTCGAACTCTGGCGACAGCGCCAAGGAACGTCAGAAGCTGATCCTGTTGAAGGAACAGCATCCTGAACTGGACATCCGCCTCGTGTTCGAGCGCGCATCGTCTCCGATCTATCCGAAGTCACCGACCACCCAAGGCAAGTGGGCAACCGACCATGGGTTCAAGTGGTCGGACAAGGGCCACGTGCCGCAGGAATGGATCGACGAAATTACGGCTTGGAAGCTCAACAACTCCAAGACGGTCATCACCCCAGTCAGAAAAAAGAGGAAGTAATCATGTCGGACACGTTCACCATCGGAAGCACTACGGACCTCGCTACCGATATCAATCTCGGAAATCAGCAGCGCACCATCCTGCAGCACCTGAAGGATGGCAAGAACATCACCCAGATGAAAGCCATGGGCGTCTACCATGTTGCACGTCTGTCCGATGTGATCATGAAGCTGCGCCGCAAGGGCTACGACATTCGCACCGAGCAATGCACGGATGAAGTCGGCGGCTCCTACGCGAGCTACTACCTCGCCAGCAATCCCATCACCACCAAGGTTTAATGGGCACATTACTGCGCAAGGAGGGATGCCCTTGGTGTCCCTCCTCAGACGCCTTCGCCATCTACGACGAAGGTCCCCCTAAGTGCTTCAGCTGCGAGAAGGTTGGATACCCAGATGGGTCCCACGTAACAAAGAGGCATGTGAAGGAAGAGAACGACGACACCAAACCGTGGTCACCCCTCAAGGGTCACTACGCAGACCTGACGGCCCGAGGGATAACCGAGGAGACCTGCAGGAAGTGCGATTACCAGATCGGTGAAACGGACAGCGGCAAGCGCGTCCACATCCAGCTGATCAAGGACGACACTGGCAAGCTCATTGACCAGAAGACCCGTGACAGCAAGAAGCAGTTCGCGTGGATCGCCAAGAGCGGATTTACGGGCATCACTGGCTCGTGGTCGTGGCCTGAGAAGGGGCGCTCTGTAATCATCACCGAAGGCGAAATTGACAGGATGTCTGTCAGTCAGGCTTTCGACAACAAGTATCCCACGGGCTCCCTGCCGAACGGCTCCAGCTCCGTCAAGAAGGCGCTGCTGGCAGACTGGGAGAAGCTCCTACGCTTCGACCATATCATCCTGTGCTTCGACAATGACGAGCCGGGACAGAAGGCGCTCAAGGAAGCCTGCGAGCTGCTGCCTGTAGGCCGCGTCAAGATCATGACGCTGTCCCGCAAGGACGCCAATGAAGTCCTCACGACAGACGGCCCCGGCCCGCTGATCAAAGCGTACTGGGATGCGAAGCCTTACAGGCCCGATGGCATCCGCGAGGGACGCGAGTTCACCAAGGAACGCCTGAAGCGCGTGCGTAAGCGCGGCTACACGCTGCCCTACCCTGAGCTGAACGACAAGCTCATGGGGCTCCGCAAGGCAGAGGTGACGACGCTCACGGCAGGCTCTGGCATCGGTAAGTCCACACTGGCGCGTGCTGTTGCCTACCACCTGCGCATGGAGCACGGCCTGAAGATTGGCAACATCTTCTTGGAGGAGGACAACGACACGTCGGTTGACGCCTACGTTGGCCTGCATGCCGGTGTGCCACTCAAGCGCATCCTAGACAACCCCGAGGTCATCACTGACGAGCAGTGGGACGCAGCGCTCGCCGCTGTGATCTGGGACAACATGATGTTCTACGACCACTTCGGCTCGCTTGAGAGCAGCCGACTGCTGACCATGATGCGTTACATGGCGGCCAGTGGGTGTGACTTCATCGTGCTCGACCACATCTCGATTGTTACCTCAGGGCTCGAAAGCAGCTCCGAGGGCGAACGCAAAGACATCGACATCCTCATGACCAAGCTGGCGTCCTTCGTAAAGGAGACTGGCGTGGGTGTGATTGCGATTGTCCATCTCAAGCGCTCGCAGGGGAAGAACTTCAACGAGGGCAGTCAGGTTAGCGCTAACGATTTGCGCGGCTCGGCGTCCATCGAGCAGCTCTCCTACAACATCATCGCGCTAGAGCGAAACCAGCAGGACGCGAAGACCAAGCATCTGCAGAAGCTGCGCGTCATCAAATGCCGGATCACTGGCGACACTGGCGAAGCCGACACGCTGGAGTGGGACACCGAACGTGGTGCTTACAAGCTCGCGTGTCCGTTCGAAGCGGCAGGTGGTGATCCCGCCAATGGAGAAGGAGAAGACCTCCCATTCTGAGACTTCTATTTGATACGGAGAGTAACGGCTTCGTAGCAAACGCAACCAAGATACACTGCTCAGGACGTATCAACGTCGAGACTGGCGAGAAGGCAGGCTACCGCCCTAACCAGATCAAGGAAGCAGTTGAGGAGCTGGACAGCGCAGACGAGCTGATCGGCCACAACATCATCCGCCATGACATCCCGCTGCTGACCAAGCTGACAGGATGGAAGCCACGGCGCGGCGTTATCATCCGCGACACCATGGTCATGGCACGGCTCAAGTTTCCCGGCGTCAAGTCGAGCGACGACGAGCTGATCCGCCAAGGCAAGATGCCTCCAGGTAAGAAGTACAAAGGGAAGCACACCATCGGTGCGTGGGGCTATCGCCTCGGCAATCCGAAGGGTGACTACGCTGACCTGATGGAAGCCAAGGCCCGCGAGTTGGGACTGGAGCATCCGAAGGACATCGCCAACTTCGTGTGGGGCGAGTTCAACGAAGAGATGTACGACTACATGCTGCAGGATTGCGAGAGCAACCTCACCCTGTGGAAGCACATCAACCCTGACGAATACAGTCAGGATGCTATCGAACTGGAGCACCGCGTTTCCGTCGTCGTTAATTCGATGGAGGAACACGGCGTCCCTTTCGACCTGAGGGCGGCGGGGGAGCTTCAAGCTAACCTCACGCAGCGCAAGCATGAACTGGAGCAGAAGCTCAAAGAGCACTTCGGCTTCTGGTTCGCGCCCATCAGTCCAGACCCTACGAAGAGCATCTTCATCCCCAAGAAGCCCAACGAGAAGATGGGCTACTGGGGCGAGTTCGGTGAACCCGAGCTGGTGATGCAGAAGAACGGCAAGCCGAAGATGGTGCGGTCCTTCAAGGGCTACCCGTGCACCAAGCTGAAGGTTGTTGAGTTCAACCCGGGCTCACGTGATCACATCGCCAAGGTGCTGATCGAGCGAGGCTGGGAGCCGACCAAGTTTACTGAGGGCGGCAAGCCACAGATCGACGAAGAAGTCATCGAGAGCATTGTTGCGCGCTTTCCAGAGATGGACGGCCTCGGTGATTACATGATGATCGAGAAGCGACTGTCGCAACTCTGTGGCACAGACAACTCGCTGATGGCCTCCGTCAAAGAGGACAACTGCATCCACGGCGTGATCAACCCTATGGGCACCATCACGTCACGTGGCGCGCACATGTTCCCTAATCTGGGACAGGTGCCTTCCGCCAAGAAGCCCTACGGTCCTGAGTTTCGCGCACTGTTCATGTGTGGCGTTGCGATGCCCAAGGGCTGGGTTGCTCTCGGCGCCGACCAAGAAGGTCTGGAGCTGCGCGGGCTTGCACACTACCTCGCCAAGTTCGACGCAGGTGAGTATGCGAAGACCGTGCTGGAGGGTGATCCTCACTGGCTACATGCGGTTGTCATGGGGCTGGCCGAGGGCGAGCGGGATAAGCACAACAAGCTGCACACCATCATCCGTGAGGACGGCAGCAAGCGTTTCATCTACGCCTACATCTACGGCTGCGGTGACGAGAA